TAGCCAAAGAAGATTATTTGTGTACCCCAGGAGACTTGGCTGAGAGGCTGATCTGGCAATGAGTAGCGGCTTAGATATAGTCAACATTGCTCAAAAGCAGATTGGCTTTATCGAAGGACCTAACAACGAAAACCCATATGGCACTTGGTATGGCATGCCTAACCAAAGTTACTGCGCCATGTTTGTTAGTTGGGTATTTGATCAAGCAAAGTTATCTGCGCTAGTAGCCGCTGAAACACCCAAGGGATTTAGTTACTGCCCAGTAGGTTTAAGTTGGTTCCAGAAACATGGACAGATAGTTCCTAAAGGAACAGGCCGTCCTGGCGACATTGTCTTCTATGATTTTTCTGGCAAAGGTGTAGCTGAGCATGTAGGTATTCTGGAGAACTGCTCAACGGCAGGACTAACAGTTATTGAAGCAAACACCAGCCCTGACCATGCCACTGGCAGTCAAGCAAACGGCATAGGTGTGTTTCGTAGGCACCGCCCATGGCTCAACATCATTGCCATTGCTAGACCAAACTACCCAACACCTGTTAAGCCTTCTACGCCTACCAAAAACAAGGTGCTAGCAACGGGAGTTGCAGGCGCTACAGCCCTTGGTGGTGGTGGAATGGCCCTAAGTAATAATCTTGGCTCAACTACGCCTAGCGTCAAAGCTCCGACTGTTATCGTAGCCCCGCCATTCCCTGGCACAGCAGCCTTTAAAGTGGGTTATAAGACCAAAGCAGCCCTCATTGTAGAGAGAGCCTTAGCCAACGCAGGTTTACTGCCTCAGAATCAAATTTTGGGCAAATTAACTGCTGAGGATCTAGCCCTTGTGCCTGTCTACCAAGCCAAATATCCTGGGCTTAAAAAGGAAAAAGGCATTGGCCCGTTCACTTATTCATCTATGACAGCTAAGGCTGGTTCATAATGCCATTTAAATTTGACATGACAAATCCAAAGACTGCTTTTCTTGGCGGCACGGCGGGTCTGTTGGTATGGAAAGCAAGCAATTTTGCTATTGATCCTGTACACTTGGGAATGGTTGCAACGGCAGTCGCTACTGGCTCCGCTTCACCCAAGCCTTATGGTTCACCATTAAGTGATCCAGAGGCTAGTCATATGAATACTCCATATGTTGACAATGTAGAGGAAGAATAAATGAAAATATCATCACGTGAAAAGGCTCTTATTGAGCATTACCTATATGCGACTATCGCTGCTGGCGTTGCTATTTATCAAACTGGCAACCATAATCTCAAGCATGTTGCTTGGGCTGCTCTTGTTGGTGTGCTTGGTCCAATCGTGGCTCGCATCAACCCATACTCACTATTCAACAAGACACTACCGCCAGTAGATCACAAGATTGTGCCTGCTAGCACCAAGTAAAACTTAATAACAAATAGCCCCTCGCTAACGCGGGGGGTTTATTTTTTTGCAATTTTACAGTTATTAATACTCGCTATCGGCTTTGCCGCTCGTACTCATAGGGCGCTTTGCGCCCAATCCATTAACTCGCTTCCATGCTTACGCTCGTAGTCTACTCACAGGAAAATTTTTCTGTCAAATTGAGAGCCACTGGCGTGTCTCATTTCAGCCCATAGGCTCAAGGTATATCACGCCGTGCTACACTTCACCCATGACAACAGAAACAGAGACAACGATTAATCACAGGTCATTCTCGTCCTTCGCTTCGTGGGTACGATGTGGCAAAGCATGGCAATTAGAGCGCGGGTTTTCCGTGCAAACAGAACCAGCTTGGTGGTTCGTAGCAGGTTCAGCATTTCACACAGCAGTGGAGCGTTACTTACGTGAACTTCATGCCACGCAAAAAGAACAATGAGCCAACTCCTATTAAGAATCTCGTGGTTCTTCATGGGGAGAAAGCGGATTACACGAGCCTTGGCCCGATCCGTGTATGCCCATGTGGGTCCGATACGTGGCATGTAAAAGTGAAGTTTGCTGAAGACGACACGATTGGTTTTTATTTCTTAGACATGCAATGTGTGCTATGCTCTTCTCTCGCACAAGCACCTATGCCAGATTGGGGACACTAATGATTGAAAAAACATATCCTATTCGTTGCTTTATTGAATCTTTTTTTGTAAAGATTGGTGAATACATTAGCCGCATTGGGTGGCTAGCAACCAACGGTATTCCAGATGAATATTTTGAAGATAAATTTTTTCGCAAGTTTGGTTACCATGAGGATGACTGGATGAAAAGCCATTGGGAAGATGATGAGTGCTAAATGGGTAAGCAACGCGCAAAGATAATTACTAAGACCGCATTTGAAAAGGCTTTTGTTGAAGCTGAAATTCTTATGCGCAAGGCTCTTGGCGATATGATCGCTAAAGAGATACTTAAAGAGACTAATCCTGCAACTATTGTTGGGTTAAAAAAGGCGCAAGAAATAGTCATAGGACAAAAAGTTGAATAATCTAAAACAGATTTGGGAAGAGTCATTTCTGTCTGAGATTGGTGCAGTTGAAAACAGGACTGGCACTAACCCAGTGGACTGGCGCGTTGGTGGACGTGAGTCTAAAGCCAACCCAGATAAAGAGAACAAGGTCTGGTGGGATACTAACGGCCTTGATATGTTTGAGAAGTTTGTTCAATCATTTACCAATAACAATTGGAAAGTTTGGATTGCTCCAGATGGCACACCAGGAATTGAACTTGGCTTTGATCTAATGTTTGGCAAGGTAAGAATTAAAGCCTATGCCGATCTAGTTCTTGAGAATGAAGATGGTTCTATTACCGTGGTGGATCTGAAGACAGGCTCTTACACTCCTGACTCTGCTATGCAGCTTGGTGTTTACGCTTCCTGTATTGAGATGCAGTACGGCATACGTCCAGCCTATGGTGCGTACTACAAGGCACGTAGCGCTGTGCTTGAGCCAAGTCCAGGACTAGACCTGTGGAGCATAGAAGTTCTTACAGAACTTTTTGCTCAGTTTGAACGGGGTATTCAGGCCGAAATTTTTTTACCCAATTTAAATATGATGTGTGGAAGTTGCGGGGTTAAAGAGTATTGCTATGCTTATGGCGGTAGCCTTGCTCACACGGTAGATCCACTAGCACAAATAAATTTACAAGCAAACAACAACAAATAAGGAGAAAGAAAATGGCAGCACCAGATAGCACAAAGCTCCAAGTCAACTTTAAGTTGGCTGATGGAACTTTGATTAACATATACGCAACAACACAGGCTGAACTTGAAGCAAACCTTCAATCAATCAGCGATCTAGCACAACTTATTCTCGCCACTGGCGGGGACTTAGGCAAGGGTGCAAACGTTGCTTATGCAACCAAGGCTCTTGGTGGCACAGTAGTTGACGAGCCAGTATGGGCAGCTAAGTCTGCACCCGCTGCTCCTGCTGGTTCAGTACCAACATGTGTACATGGACCAATGAAGCACGTTCCAGGTGGAGTATCCAAGAAGACAGGAAAGCCTTATGACGCTTTCTATTCTTGTGTAAGTTCTGACCGCGACAATCAGTGCAAAACTAAGTCTGCTTAGTTAAATGTTATCGCTGTCTCAGGCAGCAGTAAAAAGTAGTCACGACCATGCTATCCTGCCAGACCTTTTTCCAACATTGCAAAATGAAGGAATAAGGTTTAGGCGTGGTCAACTAACAATGATCGCTGGCGCTCCTAATGCTGGTAAATCATTGTTAGGACTACATTTTGCTGTTCATATGCAAGTACCAACACTGTATATCAGTGCTGATACTGATGCTTATACGACTGCGATACGCGCTGCTGCCATGATTAGTGGCCATAGAGTAAGTACAGTTGAAGAAGGATTTGCTACACCAGATGGCGCTCAGTTTTATGCTGACCAACTGGCAAGTATCAAGCATCTACAATTTGACTTTGCCCCATCTCCCACTCTTGATGAAATTGATTTATCTATACAGGCTTATGCTGAAGCATATGGCGAATACCCTCACCTTTTAATTGTAGATAATGCTATGAACGTAGTATCTATGCACGAAAACGAATGGTCTGGACTACGCGAGATTGCCAAGGCTATGCACCATATAGCTAGAGAGACTGATGCAGCAGTATTCTTGCTACACCACACCAGTGAAGGTGAAGGTGCGCCAGATATGCCACCTAGTCGTAAGTCCATCCAAGGCAAGATCAGTCAATTGCCAGAGATGATTATTACCGTTGCTCTACTACCATGGACAGGTGAGTTTAGAATTGCTGCGGTTAAGAATCGTTTTGCAAAGAACAGCGCGAGTGGCAAACAGTATGTATCATTATGGTCAGACGCTTCCCGAATGTCGGTCTGGAACTATAAACAGACAGAACAACACGATTGGCGACATGATGAAGAAGATGAGGAATTTTAATGAGTACATACGGTAAGCGTAAGGGCGCTCAATTTGAAACAGATGTTCTTCGGTGGTTCAGGGGAAGACTACCGAAGGCAATAACAGAAAGGCTTGCTCGTGCGGGGGCAAATGACGAGGGTGATTTGGTTCTCATTGTCGCGGGCAAGCCCTATGTGTTTGAATTAAAAGCAAGAGCCAAGTTAGATCTACCTCAGTTCTGGCGTGAAGCTGTGCTTGAATCTCAGAATTATGCAAAGGCACGTGGGCTTGAAGAAGTGCCACCATCCTATGTAATTGTTAAGCGTCGTATGGCTGGCATTGAAGATGCTTGGGTTATACAAACGCTAGACCAGTGGGCAATGATACATGACGAATAAACCAGATCTTGGCGCAGTGCTTGAAGCATATGGACTAACAGTTCAAGAGCGTTACGGTTGGGTTGCTTGTAAGTGTGTTGTCCATGAGGATAGCCATGCAAGTGCAGCATATAATTTAGATAGACAGCAGTACAATTGTTTAGTGTGTCAACTGCTAGGTGATGTTTATGATCTAGTAGCTCGTAAGGAAGACCTAAAGGAGTTTAAGGATGTTAAACGCAGAGCAGAAAGCCTCGCTAACGGAAGCAGCAGACAGGTACGCAGACCGCATAAGTCCGCTGGCTCTGTCCTACCTACAGGCTCGCGGCATAAGCCAACAGGTGGCAAATTCTTACCGTCTTGGAAGCGTCGTGGAGCCTAGCGTTGGTCACGAGCATGCAGTGGGGATGCTTAGTATTCCTTACCTTACTCCTTCTGGCGTAGTTGGAATAAAGTTTCGCCGCTTAGATGACGGCACACCAAAGTACCTATGGCCCACAGGTCAGAAGATTGGATTGTTTAATGTTCAAGATCTACATAAATCCTCAGACACAATCGCGATCTGTGAAGGGGAAATTGACACGATTGTTTTATCTGGTTGCGTTGGTATTCCTGCTGTTGGGGTTGCTGGCGTATCTCAATGGAAAGCCCACTTTCCGAAACTTTTTGAACCGTATACGAGAGTTTTAATTTTTGCTGACAATGATATAAAAGATGATGGTCGCAACCCAGGACAGGAATTAGCCAAGCGGATTAAGGAAGACTTGCCAGCAGCAATTATTGTCGGATTACCAGGCAATCAAGACGTTAATGATTTATACTTAGCTCATGGCAAAGACTGGTTTGATGAGCGACTAGCGGCATGAGTAAGCCACGCTTGCTGCAATGGCAGATTTCTGTCCATCATGCAGATTGCCAGTTATCAAAGGCACTCGTTTTTGTCCGAGATGTAATACAACAATCGGAGCATAAGATGAAGTTAATAAATGATGACTGCGTTAAGGCAATGAAAGAAATGCCAGAGAACTCAGTAGACTCAATTGTCACTGATCCACCTTACGAGCTGGGATTTATGGGCAAGTCATGGGATGCAAGTGGCATCGCCTTCAACATAGAAGTTTGGCAACAGGCACTTCGCGTTCTCAAGCCTGGCGGTCACTTGATTGCTTTCTCAGGCTCACGCACCTATCACCGAATGGCGGTTGCCATTGAAGATGCAGGCTTTGAAATCCGCGACCAGATTATGTGGGTGTATGGATCAGGGTTTCCCAAGTCGCACAATGTCAGCAAGGGGATTGATAAGGCGGCAGATTTCAAAGGTGAAGTTATAGCAACCGAAAAGGTTGATATTGGTATGCAGGGTGGTTCAATGCACGCTGGCAGGGCAACAAATGTTGTTGAAAGAGATGTTCGTGAATTATCAGATGCCGCAAAGCAATGGGATGGCTGGGGGACTGCACTCAAGCCTGCCCACGAACCAATGGTGCTTGCTCGCAAACCTCTCATCGGCACTGTTGCAAACAATGTGCTGACTTATGGCACTGGCGGGTTGAACATTGACGGGTCGCGGGTTATCTCGGATGGTGAGAACTTTGACAAACTTCAAGGCAGACCGATTCAGAAATTGGCAACGCGACTTAGCAATGAAACTGACGAAGAATACAGGTCGCGCGTTCTTGAATCGCCAGAGCAACAATTAGCCCTTGCCAAACTCAAAGAGTTAGGCCGTTGGCCCGCCAACTTCATTCACGATGGCAGTGATGAGGTTGTTGAGTTGTTTCCTGATACAAAGTCGGGCGGTAAAAATACAACCGACATCGCAAATGATGATGGATTGTTTGGGTTTGGTGGACAACCTCAAAATAACACGGCACCAAGTTCGGGCAGTGCCGCCCGATTCTTTTACTGCGCCAAAGCATCAAAGCGTGACAGGAATGAGGGGTTGGATGGGTTTGAGGCAAAAGAAAAGCGTTATATGGCAACGGCAAATGGAACAGGTGAAACATCAATTGGTATGGATAGATTTACGACTCAACCCGTTGCCAATCACCACCCAACTGTCAAACCAACAACGCTGATGCAATACCTAGTGCGCTTGGTGACACCGCCAAATGGAACAGTGCTTGACCCTTTCATGGGTTCAGGTTCAACTGGCAAGGCGTGTGCCTATGAAGGATTTGATTTCATCGGCATTGACCAATCAGCTGAGTATGTGGCAATCGCACAGGCTCGCATCGACTTTGCAAAGCAAGACAATTGAACAAGCTCGTGAAGCAATGGGTATTGATTGGATGATCTGGGGTGAATTAGTTGAGGCTATTCCACCTATGTATACCTTGCATCTCGGCAATCAATTGAGGGAGCAACTAACATGACAACTATTGCTTGCATTGAAGGACCTGAATGGGTGATGATCGGGGCAGACTCGCAATCATCCAGTGAAGATGGGTTTTCAATCAACATTCCTAACGGAAAAATTTTTAGAAATAATAGCGTTGTCTTTGCTATGGCAGGATCAGTGCGTGGCATTAATATCCTTGAACATGATTATGTGCCACCGCAGGTTAGCGGCAAGGACATAGATAAATACGTTACTCGTCAACTTATCCCATCTATCCGCAAGTCCTTCATGGAAGCGGGTTATGAGTTTAGCAAGGCTGAAGCAGCCGTTGAGCATGACAACATTATTATTGTAGTGGTTAAGGGCAAGGTCTATTGCATCAATGAGGACTACTCATGGGAGCGTAGCGTAGACAACATGTATGTGGCTGGCAGTGGTGAGAAGTTTGCTCTTGGCGCTATGACAGCTCTTGCTGGTGGCTTGGTAGATGATCCTGCAAAAGCCCGTAAAATAGTCACAAAAGCCTTACAAATCGCTAGTAAATACGATGCTTATACAGGTGGCAAGATCACTGTATCTTTAATTCAGGAAAGCAAATGACCCGCGGATACGATCCAACATTTATAGGTGGACCTTATGATGGTGGACGCGTATCACTAGCGTTCTGGGTGCTAGACACAATTGAAGTACCATATGAGTATTTCGACACACATACGTCATTTGTCTGTTATGATATAGATCCTAAGACTAAGAATTATGTGTACAAAGGACAGCGCGATATACCGAAGGGTAGGCCCAATGATCGAGAGAGTACAAGTGACGAGTGAATCAGACAACTTTATTGTTTCCATGTGGGAAGTGTTTGACGGGGCAGGTAACCTACTACTCAAAAAACACGCTGACTACGGACCAAAAAACATCTCACAAGCACCTGGCGGTGCACTTAACGGTCTACGTGTGCGCATGTGGGACAAGCTCGCAAGGATCAATAACCTTATTGAAAATGATGCAACCCCAGAAAATGAATCTCTTAGAGATAGTTTCCTAGATCTATTAAACTATAGCGCTATTGCTTTAATGGTGCTGGACGGGGCGTGGCCTAAAGAGTGAAAAGTACTGTAGTAATATCAGACTTACAAGCACCTTACCATGATGAGAAGGCAGTAGATGCTATTGCTAAGTTCATCAAGTGGTACAAGCCAGACAATGTAGTATCTGTTGGCGATGAAATTGATCTACCGCAAATCTCACGTTGGGAAGAAGGACGTGGCGGAGAGTGGAAATATGATCTTGGTAAGCACCGCGACATTACAGTAGAGATACTCAAGAAGTTGCAAGTGCAGCATATCTCTCGCAGTAACCACTCAGATCGTTTATACAATAAGATTAATAGCAAGGCTCCAGGATTACTAGGATTGCCTGAACTTGAATTAGAAAACTTTTTAAAACTACCCCAGCTTGGCATAACCTATCATAAAGAACCGTTTGAACTTGCACCGAACTGGCTGCTTGTACATGGTGATGAGAGTAACGTGCAGCCTACTGCTGGTGCTACTGCTCTTGGTCTTGCTAAGCGCAGCGGAATGTCTATTGTGTGTGGTCATACTCACCGCATGGGTCTAACTCATTACACCACTGGCT